TTTGTAGTGAATGAACTGAGAAATCGGACTTGATACAAGGTGCTATTGACCAATTCGGTGCAGCTGTGATATCAGCATTGCCTAATTGGGTGCAAGGTAACAGTGTCATGAAGATAGGTAAGAAGATTTCAACGCAGAGAATGGAGTCACTGAAAGCATGTATGGTGCAGTTGGCTAACTTAATTGCAGAAGCAGAGTCAGAGCCAGCAGTGCAACATCAGGTAGGTGACGGTGTAGCACAACCAGCAGACAAGTCGACTGAAGCACCTGCAGAGTCAGGTGGACAGATTGACAATCCAGCAGGGAAAGACACAAGTACAGGTAAACCTAATCCAAAGGCTGAGAAGCCTAAAAACGTTGAAGGGAGTGGAAAACAAATGGCAGAAATCAACAAATCGGCATTGCCACAGGATGTACAAGATTACATCACTGAACTTGAAGGTAAAGTTGTGAAAGCAGCACCTGCAAGCACAGAGCCAGAAGACATCTACAAGGGACTTCCAGAAGGAGTTGCTAAGATGTTGAAAGAACAGGCTGTTCAGTTGCAATCAGCAAACGAACAGATAGCAAAGATGAGGGATGACAGTGACACAAAAGTCTTCATTGCCAAGGCAGCAGAACTCACAGGTAACTTGGGAGTTTCCGCAGAAGAATTTGGTCCAGTTCTCAAATCCATCAATGCTGCATCACCTGAGTTGGCTACAAAGATAGAAGCGGTTCTCAAAGCTGCAAACGAAGCGGTTGCCAAAGGTGACTTATTCAAAGAAGCAGGTGCAGAAGCTGGTTCTACAAATCCAACTGGTGTAGCTAAATCTGATGCATGGGCACAGATTGAAACATTGGCTTCCAACATGGTAGCTAAAGGCGAAACCAAGACTCAGGCAGAAGCAATTGCGAAAGCAATGGAGTCACCTGAAGGAAGACGTTTATACGCCATCTACACAGGTAAAATCAAAGGGTAAGCAAAGTACCCACAAGCAACCTATTAATGGCTTTAAAGCCAACACAAATTGAAAGGAGTGAGTCCAAATGGCAATCGAACTTCAAGGATTTAAGTTCACAGCAATCGCAGGTGCATCATTGGCTAATAGCCAGTATCACTTTGTAAAACTGTCAGCAGATATGACAGTCATCGAGACTGCAGCATTGACAGACATCCCATGTGGTGTTCTTCAGAACAACCCACCTAGTGGTGGAGCAGCAGAGGTTATGGTTTATGGTATTACCAAAATCGTAGCTGGTGTAGGAGCATTGGCAGCAGGTAACCTTATAGGTTGCGATGCAGCAGCAACAGCAGTTGTGGTTGACCCAGACGGTGTAGCAGACAACTACTATGTAGGACAGGTAGTCATCGGTTGTGGTGCAGGAGAAATCGGTTCTGCATTAGTAAACTGTGCAAGTCCAGTAATTCAGAGCGGTTCATAATATAAACGAATTGAAAGGAGTGAGTTCAAATGGCTGATAACAGAGAGTTTATCGCAAAAGCACAACCAACAGCGGCAAGTGTGCACGTAAATGCACCTTTGACCAATATATCCGTCGCTTACATTCAGTCACAGGCTGATTTTGTAGCAGACAAAGCATTCCCAGTCATCCCAGTGGACAAACAGTCTGACATCTATTGGTTATATACCAAGAACGACTGGTTCAGAGATGAAGCACAACAGAGAGCACCTGGAACTGAGTCAGCTGGTGGAGGTTACAGTGTGGATTCAAGCAACACTTACTACTGTAAGGTGTATGCATTCCACAAAGACGTGCCTGACCAAGTTAGAGCCAATGCAGACGTTGCATTAGACGTTGACCGTGACGCAACTATGTTCGTTACACAGAGACTTCTAATCAGGAGAGAAAAACAGTGGCACGACCAATACTTTGCAGCTGGAAAAGGCTGGAAAGATTACACTGGAGTTGCTGGTGTACCTGCAGTTAACCAATTCAAACAGTGGAGTGATTTCACATCCAGTGACCCAGTTAACGACATCAAAATTGCAAGGATGTACATCAAGACACTTACAGGCTTCAGACCAAACACATTGGTTCTGCAGGAAGAAGTTTTCGAGACCTTGAAATTGCATCCTGACATCATCGACAGATACAAATACACTTCAAGCCAAGTTATCACAGCAGACATGCTTGCTAAACTGTTTGAAGTTGACAGAATCCTCATCTCTGGTGGCGTATACGCTACAAACAATGAGGGAGCAACTGGAGCATACAGCTTCATCGCATCCAAAGGTGCATTGCTTTGTTACAGTGCTCCAAATCCTGGACTTTTAACTCCATCCGCTGGTTATACCTTCGCATGGAAAGGATTGTCAGGAATGGGTTACAGCACAGCAATCAAGAACTTCAGAATGGAACACCTTGAAAGTGACCGTATTGAAGGACAATCCGCATTCGATTGCAAAATCGTTGCTGCAGACCTTGGTGCATTCTTTGCAACCGCAATAGCTTAATAGAGAAGGAGTGATAGTTGTGTATCTAGTAACTAGAGGATTTCAGGACAATGGTATACAACGTGTATCAGGCGAATTGGTAGTCGGTACTGGTTACAGGACACTGACTAAGCTTATCGAACTTAGATATCTGAAGGACGCTGGTGACAGTGAGTCCTTCAGGTGTCAACTTTGTGAGAGAGCCTTCATTAGCCAAGAAGCGTTGGACGAACATTATGTCACACTGCATCCTGATGATGTCGAAGTCACTGATGATGACAAAGTACCTGAAGGAACAGACGGTGACGACAAATCGAACAAGGAAGGAGTGAAGAGCGATGAACCAAATAACAAGGGGAAAGGCAAGAGTAGGAAAGCTGGTAGCAATGTCGGTTAATACCGCTACAATCAACCTTGCTGGTGGACATGCAGACCAAACGTTGACACCTGAACAGCTTATGACTAACATCATATTCTTGACTGGTGCAGCCGATGCAGGTTTTAACGTTATCTTTAACGTGGCATATCCAAACACCTATGTAATCATCAATGGCAGTGGTCAAATAGCTACATTGAAGAATGCAGCTGGTGCAACCACAACCGTTGCTGATGGAGCAATTGCTCAGGTACAGAACGATGGTAGTGGTATGATAGCTTTGACTGGTCAAACAGGCACACAAGTGACTTTGACTGGTGTACAGACACTTACCAACAAGACTTTAACAGCACCTGTTATCAATTCAGGAACTGGAACATTTACTGGTAAAGTGGTTGGTGATTCTACCACTTATGCAGCAGACGGTGTAATTGCACTGACTGATAAACTTGCAATCTTAAACGGTACAGCAGCAACAGCAAAGATGACACTTGCAGATGGTATTGAAGGACAGATAATTGCCATCAAAGCCAGTAACGTTACCAATGCCTGTGAAATCACACCTGCAAACTTGGGAGACGGCACTAAGATAGCACTAGCTACTCAGTTCGCATCCGTAATACTGCAGTTTGATGGAACAGATTGGCAAATCATCGGTGCAACTGGCACAGTGACCGTGACTTAAGGAATAGAATTTATAGAATAGGACAACAACACTACAATGGTGGCGTTGTCCTATTTTTGGATAATCAGATAGAAAGGAGGCAGTGATATGACAGGTATTAAACGATGTTTTACAGAAGTTACACCAAGCGTGCAGGCATCCACAAACGCATACGTAATGTTAGGTGCTGTGTTGGATTGTAGAGCAGCAAACAGTGTAGCCTTGACGGTTATCAATGCAGACCAAACCATTATCTACAAAGTGCAGGGAGCAAACCGCTCAAACTTCACCGATGCAGTTGAAGTACAAGCACCAGCAGACCTTGTAGCAACAGCAATTGGGTACTATGCATCAGCAGCACCTGTGTACGCATACTACAGAGTTATGATAATTGACAAGGTGGCTGGAACTCATGGAAACGCTGTAATGACTGCCATCGTGAAAGGGTGATGAAACATGGCTGCAACATATAACCCAGCAATGCCAGCAAATCTGGACAAAGTAAGGTTCTTGATACAGGACACAGTGGTTGCGACAGCTATGTTGCAGGATGAGGAAATCAACTTCATGTTGATTGAATACCCTAACTACAAGATGGCAGCAGCAAACTGTGCAGACGTCCTATCATCCAAGTTCGCATCAGCTGCAGAAGACAGGCAGATAGGCAATCTCAGACTTCACTATGCTGACAAAGCAAAGAAGTATGCAGAACTTGCCAATAGGCTGAGGATGCAAGCAAGCAAAGTGGTATTACCGTATGCTGGTGGTATCAGCAAGGCAGACAAAGAAGCAATTAATGATGACACGGACAGGGTAGAGCCATCCTTCAGGAGAGGTCAAATGAAACAAGCACTGCCATCAGTCGATATAGCTGATGACGATGCAACTTAGGAGGTGGTGACATGGATGCAGAACTTTTAGCACTATGTAAGCAGACCGTAACCAGACAAGCATACGTAGGTTACGATGACCACAATGATTTCACATGGCAAACGGACGTTACAAGCCAATCTGTTGTGTTAACCTTGTTGGTTGGTGTAGTTGTCCACCTTGGAATGATGACTGGCACATTGGTCGTTAAGGACGCTACAGACACAGTCACATATTCCGCTGTAACAGACTATGAAATTGATTATACAACTGGACTCCTGAAGAGACGTGCAGGCAGCACAATACCAACTGGTTCGACAGTGCATTGTTCATACAGCTGGCAGACAATCACCACAATTGCAGCAAGAGTTGAGTTTACCAACGTGTTGATAAGAAACTCTGAAGGGCAAGAAGTCGTGTCCACATGTCAAATTTACTGCAATGGCGACACAGTCATAGATTTGAGAGACAAAATCACGATATCTGGTACAACAGTGACTTATCCTGAGATATTGGCGATAGCTGAGAACCCAGATGAGAACGGTGTTATAGACCACAAAGTAATATTCACAAAGTAGGAGGTGGTATCCATGGCAGATTTCTTTGACATCCGTGCAGAGGGATTTGAGCGTATGAGAGCAAGGTTGTCAGGCTTTGTACAGAGGTATCCACGAGAAGTTAAAGCAGCATTGAAGACAGAAGCTGAAATCATTATGACCCAGTCAAAGAGAGAAGTACCTGTGGATACTGGAGCATTGAAGAACAGCGGTTTCGTTGGTGAGCCTACACAAAGCGGTCAAGTCATTTCCATAAAGCTTGGATATGGTGGTGTCGCAACGAAGGTGAACCCGAAATCAGGTGAAGTAACCACGGTGTATGCAATATATGTTCATGAGAACACAGCTTGGCATCACAGGGTAGGCAAGGCTAAGTTCCTTGAAGACCCAATTTACAAGGCAAGAGAGAAACTCATGACAAGGATAGCATACCGTGTTAAACGATTGCTGGAATCAGGAGGTGTGGTATGAGAGTTAGCAAGGTTGAGATACGGACTCATCCTGACCCAACAAGAACGAGAGTCTTCATCAACGGTGAAGAAATTGAGAATTGCCGTGCTGTTGAATTCAAGATTGAGGACGGTCAAGGACATCCAACCAGCATAAAACTTGAATTCGAAGGCTGTATAGTCCAGATGAATTCACAAGTTGGGGAGGTGACTGAGAATGGCATTTGATATATTATCAGACATTAAGGCATTGCTTACAGGAGTGACAGCAGATGTGTATGGCGAATTCCCTGCAGATAAGGAAATGTGCATTTCCGTGACTCATACAGGTGGTTTCAGTCCAGAGCACACATTTGGAGAGAACACTAAACCAGCACTCATACATCCATCGTTTCAGATAATGGTTAGACACCCATCTGAAGCTACAATGCATGGGTGGTGGGATTTGATTAAGGCTGCATTGGACGGTAAGACCAATTATACACCATCTGGCACATCTAGGACTTATCTGTTCATTGAGCAGCAAGGTGACGTGTTAGACCTTGGAAGAGACCAAAACAGACGTCATATCCAAGCCTTGAATTTTAACACGACAGTCATTAATGCATACTAGGAAAGGAGTGAGTAAACATGGCATTCGTACATG